ATGGGAGACGAGATGCTCAGGAGTCTCGTGGGTTCGGAGAAGTGTATAAGGGACAGCGGGTAGACTCCCCACCATTGGCTTCGGGCGGCACGCCTCTACGCTTCTGCATAGATTGCGAAAGATTTGTCTCCTTCCATGAAAGGGGTTCCAGTAGGCATCCATTTGGGGTGGTTCCTTGGGTGTGTCTCCTTGGGTGGAGTTCCCGTTCGCTGCTCCTGCGAAGTTCCCTCTGTAGGAGTGCCTTTTGATGGAGTCCTTGGCGATGGTTAGTTGTAAGAAAAAAGGGGGTGTATTTCTTACAGGCTTCCTCTGTAGGGGTTCATTGCCTTGATCCTTGTGGGAGTCCTTGTGTGTTCTCTGCTCTCTCTGACTTGGGGAATGGTGTGTCGCTCGCGCTGGCGCTACACACTGCGATTGTGTTCACGCTCGGCTTACGTCATGGAGTGGCGGTTTGAGAAGTGGGAGCACCGGCGGGGTAGTGTTCTGGAAGGGGTGATTTTGGGATTCGGAAGTGGCGAGGCTTTTAAAAATTTCTGGATGTCTGGAAGTAATCTCGTATACAGTTTTCATTGACTCGTATACAATCTCGTATACCGTGAATCCATCTCGTATACACTTATGTCCACCAAATACCGCCCTGACCAATTCAGCCAAGAATATCCGACCGATGATGTGCCAGAATACCGTTCGCCTTGGGACGATGCCGAGGATACCCCTGCCGTTGCTCCTGTTGTGACGCCTGTGCCAGTCCATCCTGTAGTGGAGAGGTTGGCGAGGATTGTCGCGGCGAAATCCGTGGCGGTCGTTCCTGTGGCAGCGGAACCGGTCGTCGCCCCCGGCTCAAGTGACAGGTCAATCTACGATGCCAGATACCATGCCAAGAACCGTGAAAAACGAAACGCCAAGATGAGGGAGTATCAGGCTGGGAGGAGGAAGTTGGGAACTCTGGCGCGGGCGGGAGAAAGCCCCGAGGGTTGAAGGGGACTAAACGTGCGTCATCACGCTTTTGGTGACGAAATCTGCTTCGTGACCACGGCTACAGGAGAGGCGAAACCTGCTCGTGATGTTCCATGAAAACGAGTGGTATGGTGGTCTGCGCAAGTTCGTTCTTGACGCGATCGCAGGCGGAATGAAAGTAGTCGGGGTCGATTTCACAGGCCGTCAGGTGAAGTCCGGCGTGGTGGCAGGCGATGGCAATGGACCCACTGCCAAGGTGTGTATCAATGATGCGTTGTCCTGGTTGAGCGAACCTTGACAGGATCCAGTCATAGAGTTTCACGGGCTTTTGTGTAGGGTGGATTTTCCCAGCTTCAAGGCTCCCGTTTTGGCGTCTGAATAATGCTGCTGGCTTGTCAAAACTCGTCCATGCCATTTCCCATTGAGAAAAGTTCTCCCAAGGTTGTTCCTTGTCCCAACAGATGATGCACCGCGTTGGAGGAAGGTCGAAGTAGTTCCCCCCCCAGATAATTTGATTGCGCGACACCCTCCGAAGTTCCGCGAAGTATTCATGGCTTGGCGGGCGAGCATCCCATTCCGATGACATTGTTTGCAGTTTCCGGTCTTTGAGTTTTCCAGCCCCTTGTGACAGGCGATTCTTGCGTCCGTTTGCGTAGTATTTGCCATCGGAAAAGCCTGCCCCCATTCCCATTTTTGGCGCGGAGATACCGTAAGGAGGGTCCACAATGGCCAGATCAAAGCGGTTGTCTGGAAACTCCTTCATCATGTCCATGCAGTCAGCAAGGCGAAGGTCAAGGAATTCGGTCTTCATACTTTGGTCACTGGCGGGAACCCCTACCGCGATGGGCGTGTTCCTGAGTTGCAGACTCCGGTTTCTTCTTCCTGAATATCCGGTCGTATTCCTCCTGGAACTTCTTGGTGTTGCATGGTCTTGCGTGGCTGTCTTTGATTTTTTTAGGGTCGAAGTATTTCATAATCATTAGGAGAAATTGGAGTCAGTGAGTTAAGTTTGCTGAATGCGGTAACATGCTGGATCAGTGAGTTGCGATACATGGGCGAACTTCCGGTGATCCGAATGCTACGCATCGGATACCTCTTTGTTCATAAAATCCCCCGTTGCTTTGCTTCCTCAAGTTCTCCCGCAGTAAACTGCTGTGCATAATACACTGGATCGTCCCACGGAATGGGCCTCATCCTGTCCACACCAAAGGAAAGGAACTTAATGTCTCCCTCCAACTTGATGAATTTTTCCTCTGGAAGCATATCCTTGTCTGTAGGCATAGACAGATACTGCCTGATAAAGTTCAAAATAAATTTGTGCCTGATGATGAAAAGTGACTGCTGACAGGACATAAATGGGGCAGACTCCATCTTCCCCCCGAATACCATGTCCCCGTCCCCCAGGTCAGTGTATGCTTGCAAAAGCCACGAACCAAATCCCAGCGCATCATTTTCCTTGTAAAAAAGGTCCGCATTGAAGTTGTAGGCGATCATGGCAAGGGCAATGACTGATGCTGACCATCCGCAGATCGGACCTTCCTTGGAACCGTTGATCAAGTCCCCAACGTGCCCAAGGTTCTCGCCACGGATCTCTGTCAGGTTCGCATCCTTCACGGGAAACCTTGCCCCGGTTGTGAGCACAATGATCTTGCCAGCGTATGCCTTGCGGGTGTTGTTGAGCCAGTGGATTGCCATGTTGATGTCGGCGGCTCCCCGCTCGTGGTATCCGGTGCAGATCAGGGGGTTCTTGACAACTCCCCGGCCTAAAGGCACGGGGATTCTTGGATCAACGACACTCATATGAGTATCTCCTCAAGCGTAGATTCGCTAGTGTCCCTAGCTACTGATTGGTTTCGCGGATGCAAGGCGAACCGCTTGATGTTGAGGGCGGCGGCGAGGTCGCGGTCGTGGGTTGCCCCACAAACGCAAGTCCATACTCGCTCTTTCAGTGTGAGCGCATCATTGATCTTGCCGCACTCGCTGCAAGTTTTACTAGATGGCTCAAACCTCCCGATGACGAGCACGTTCTTTCCTGCTCGCCCTGCCTTGTATTCAAGCTGTCTGCGAAATTCGCCCCAGCTTACATCCGCGATGGCTTTCGCCAAACAGCGGTTTCTGACCATATTACCCACCGCAAGGTCTTCGATGGCGAAGGAGTCGCTTTGGTTGTCGGCGACAAGCCGCGTGGTGAATTTGTGGAGAAAGTCTTTGCGCCGATTGGCGACTTGTTCGTGAACGCGGGCAACTTTGCGCCGCTGCTTCTTCCGATTGTTGCTGCCTTTCACTCGGCGCGAGAGCCTACGCTGTGCGCGGCGGAGCTTCTTTGCGGCCCGCTTGATGTTGCGAGGATTGGCAATGCGCTCGCCAGTCGAGAGCACGGCAAAATCTTTAATGCCAAGGTCGATCCCGATTGTGCCCGATTCCGTGATGGGTGCTTTCGCCGGAACCACCAATCCGTCCTCGCAAAGCACGGATGCGAAATACTTGCCGGTGGATGTTCTCGAAATCGTAATAGTCTTGATCGTGCCGACTGTCTCGCGACTGATAGCGGCTTTAATCTTTCCGCACTTGGGGATTTGCACGAAATCTTCGCCCACCTTTCCAGACTGTGGAACTTGGAAGCTCTGTCGGCGATGTTTTGATTTGAACTTAGGAAATCCTTTCTTTTCCCGGAAGAATCGGGTATATGCTGATTCAAGATTTGCGAGGGACGCTTGCAGGCTCTGCGAATTAACTTCCGAAAGCCATTCCGTTTCCTCAGACTTCTTCCACGCCGGAAGATACCCGGAAATGTCAAACCTATTCAGGTTCTCTTTCCGCACCTCCCATGCCTCTTTCCTCATAGCCAGCCCACGATTGAAGACATACCTAACGCAACCGAAATGCTTGGACAGAAGCACTTCCTGTTCAGCATTCGGGTAGAGCCTATATTGAAATCCCTTGAGCATGTTTTCATCTTACAGGAGTTTTATACATTGTCAACAGTTTTCTAAGACGGCCTAAAGGCCGTGGTTTTAGACCCGACAGATTTCGATAAAAGTTTGTCGGCAGTTCCTCCCTCCCCGGTCCAGGGAAGGAATCCTTTCAAGTCGGATACGGGCCACTTGGTATTGGTCTGGAGGCGCATCCAGTCGCTTGTCGCGTTGGAATACCCCTTCCCGTAGAGCATCTGCTTGAAGGCAACCTGAGCCGGGGACACCCATGCCATGTGGAGAATCCTTCCAAGGGTCTTCTCAGATTCCTCCTTTGGCATCATCCGCCCATGATTCCCGCTGAAGACTGGCGGTTCATGGCAATCCATCCACATCCCTACCTTGAACCTCCACGCCCTCACCCACTCGTCACGGCGGTTCCCGTAGCCGTCCTTGGATGTTGCCACAATGTTCGGACCAAGCATGTAATCCATCGCCACCTTGACCGTGTTCACGTCCAGATGCTGCGAGAATATCAGAACAAGGTTCTCCATCTGCTCCGCTGTCCATAGTTCGTCGGAATCGCATTGTAGGAGGATTCCATCCTTGTCGAATGTCGCCACCCCGGCGTTTACCTGCTCGGTCTTGCCTTCCCAAGATGGCTTGGACAGGACGGTTATGTTCGGGTGCAGCGCGAGTCCCATGATGAACTGGTGCGTCCCATCGGTGCTAACCCCGGACTTCTGCGAGTTCATCCACCGCGTATCCTTATTGGGCATGGAGGCACCTTCCACGATTGTCCACCGCCAGTCTCCATCAAAGCGCATGAGTTCTGCAAAGATGGATCCTATCCACGGCATTGAGTTGAAGGCTATAGTGAGGACGTTTAGGCGCATTGAAAGAATCCTTTCGCTAAGTTCTCATTCCACGCAGCCGACTTATCCGCCAGTGTCCAAGACGACTTGTGCTCGGGATGGTAAACGCACCCCGGCGGAACCTCCACAGGAAAGCGGTCATCGTGCAGGTTTTCCATCGTGGAAACGATCCCGACAAGGCTTCTCAGCCAAGCTGTAATGGCAAGGTCGAACCAAGGGGCCGCAAGGATAACGTCCGGCATGGAGTCCAGGTGAGATGCTAACCAACCGGCTCGGAAGGCGAAAAGTTCCCGCCCAATATGCCCCGCCTCGCGTCTCGTGCAGCAAGCTCCGAACACCATTGCTCTCTCAAGGATTGGTTTCAGAGAAATTATCTGAACATCGTCGTTTGTCCAGATGATGATGTCGTTGGTTGAACTGAACAGGATAGCGCGTCGAAGCATATCCTTCAGGAATGGAAGGTCGCGGTCATCTCCAATTTCCTTGGACCCACGTTCCTGCCTTCCGAATGCCATGTCCCGCATTCCTTTCCAGCTTGCCTTGGCCTTCTTCTGCCTGCTTCCGCTTCCAAACTCGTCAATTACCGTGATGACCCTGCCATACGGTTCCGTGACGTTCCTGATCCCGCCTGAGATCCGGTGGAAGTTCACCTGTGAGTAGCCCATGACATCAACCGCATTGGGAGGAGGAGGCGATCCCCACCACCCGTCCTCGCTATCGTTCACCAAGGCAATCACCGGACAGGTTGACGCCCTCGCAAGCCAGATATGGGCGGTGTCTATGGTCACGAGAACCTTGGCAGCGTCCATCACTCCAAGGATGTCGTAGAATCGTTCCACCCTGACCGCCCCGATGTCCACAACCTGCATGTCTGGGAACTCCGCCTTGAGATGCGCGACCAGTTCCGTCCCACGGGAGAATTGCGAGGATATTCCAGTGGCGGCAACCAAGATCATCGGCCTCCCGTCAGAGAGTTTCTTGACCAATACTTTCTCCCTCGCCTTGTCCCGGTTGTCGAATACCGTGGGATGCTTCCCCCATTCGTCCAAGAATCCTCCCAGGCGGTAGCTTTCTTGAGCGAAGGATGGCGTCAGTCGCCGTTTGTCCTTGTTTTGGAATACTTGTGCCACCCGGAGGTCAGGAAGCTCCTTACAGTAGGTTTCGGCCACAGGGAGGGTTTCGCACCCAAGGCTCCAAACACGCTTTTTGGCGTATGTGATCCCATCAAGGAGGGATTCAAAGTCCTGCCCGACGACAATCGTGGGAGTGCGGCCCTGCTGGTGCTCGTGGTATAGAACAGGCGCGAGATTTATCAAATCTCCCAAACGCCCGATGTTAAGTATCGTCACGGTTTGGTGCCCTCAACGCAAATGGATTCGATCCAGTTGTTGTGCTCCCCGATGACCTTCCCGTGGCCTTCCACCCCGACGAGTTCCTTGTGAATGGAATTCCCTACAGGAGCGAATTTTGTATCGAACCCAGCCGCATAGATCGCCGCCGCAAGGGTATCCTCACCCCATACTGCCAAGTGCCCGTGGTTCACGATCAGGTTTTCTACAGCAGACCTTCTGTTCGCCTTCCCGAACCCGGACGATTCCAACCAAGCGAGGTATTCATCGTCTGCCATCGCCCACACCCTCCCGATGGATGGAACCGTAATCCGCATGACTCCTCCGGGGATGAGGATGCGGAAACATTCCTTGAAGAATGCCAGTGCTTGAGCCGGGAGTGTATGTTCCACACAATGACAGCACACGACAAACTCCGCGCTGTTGTCTGTAAATGGTAGTGGTTTCGTGATGTCGATGTGGTCTTCTCCGGTGAACATGATGTCCATGTTCCGCCATCCGTCAAGAATGGTGCCACCGCAACCCGCGTTAAGCTTCATGGGATAAGGATCGCCCGGCGAACAGCCTTGGTGAGAGGTTTCCCGGCAGGCAACTTCGTCATATAGGTGTTCCCTCCGATTGACTCGCTCTTGACCCAGTTCCGCTTGACCTTCCTGTAGCCGTTCAGCCACATAAGGCAACCGTCGAGGAAGGTGATCAGGCGGAGGATTAGTTTGCTAAGTAGTTTTCTCATATATTATCGTCGTGGATTCCGTAGAATTCGTTGAACTCGTCCAGGCACCGCCGCGCATCGTTCTCTGCCGCAAACCTGTCCGCTGGAAGTTCCATCTCAAAGGCGATCTGTGCCTGCCTCGTCCTCTTGTCGCGCCTCGCCCGTCCGCATGTCCGGTCACAGGTCTTGAAAGGATACGGACCAGTCACCTTTGCCCCGCAGACTACGCAGCGTTTTTCGCTCATGGTTTCTCCCATGTCACGGTGATTTTGCGGACTTTATATCCAAGCTGCCTTCTATATTGATCTGGCGACAAGAAATAATGTCCAGTCATGCAGTTCAAGCATTCTTTGCGGGTTGATCTGGTTGTCCACGGTATGAACAGATTCCCGCTGAATAACGCCCATGCTGTATCTTTTCTTTTCATGTGACCCTCCAGACGCGGACCCCGTGTGATGTTGTCCGGCACTTGAACTTGAACCCGGTGGCCATCCTCGCCTTCTGGGTGTTCGATGTCACCCTCTTGATGTCGCGGTCGGGGACAAGCATTGTGTCCCCGACCTGCATTTCACGGAATGGATACCTGCAAGGTTTGCTCATAGCGTTGGAAATTTTGCCCAAAATTGGATTGTCCTCTCAAGGAAGTGCGCCGTCCCGTTCCATCCGTGCTCGGGACTGTAGTGGAAGTATCCCCTGAACTGCGGATCCGATGGTTCCCCAAGGACCAGATACCACCCGTCCACCTTCGGCTTGACCGCAGGGTATGGACTCCACACTACCAAACTGGAAAATGCTCCTGTCACTTTCCTTTGATCGCGTCGATGATCGCCTGCGCGTCCCGGTGGGCTTGGAATGCGGCCTGACGGGCTTGGAAGTCTGCGGCATACGCCTCGTTGAACCTTTCAAGCCTCGCATTGGCCTCAACGATGTTGCGGGCGTTACTCTCCCGTGTTGCCGCCGCGCTTTCTTGGAGGGAGCGGATGTAGATGTCAGCCGGGGAGACTTTCCGCTCGCAGTCTTGGGCGGATGCCGTGGCGATGGTTGCCAGGATTAGGAGGGTTATGATTGTCTTCATGGATGATAAGACACGGGGTGACGGGATTCGTTCAAAAATTCTGTAAATCCTGCGAAGATAGTTCTTGCAACTCCTTACAGTCCATGATACTCCGCAAGTAATTCCTAACTGGATAACGGCCCGAATCCGGCGAAAGGAGGGAAATCTTGCCGCATCGTGGAGGGAAAAGCCCACGGTGCGGCATTTTCTTTTGAACGGATTCCTTGGCAGTGTGTCTATCCCCACATGACGCTACAAGAAATCCGCAAGATGCCAACCGTCCGGGATCACGTCCATGAGAGCGTTTACAGGGCGCATCACATCTTGGACAAGGTTGTGGAACTCCTGAAGGATGAAACGCCAACCAAGGTCATTGTGGAGATCGTGGAAGACCTTCGCAAACAAACCCCGGAACAGGCTAAAGAGAATTGCCGTGGCGGGGTGGACAATCTCCCAAAGCGGCACAACGAGGGCTACGTCGTCATCGACATTGATACCGTGGCTGAGAATGTCAGGTCAAAGGAGGAGACGGAGCGCAACGCCAAGGAACTATCCAAACTGGAAGGCAAGCGGAAGGTCGCCGCCAAGATCACCTGGGCAGAAGTTACTTAGAAAGAGTAAAAAGTCATGGCCCCCAACTTCCTGCTTTCCTCGCTCGCTATCTGCGCATACGTCATGCTGCTCATCTGGGCCAACGACCACCGACTATGAGAGCACCAGCAGGAACCGCCATCTACAAGCGCAAGGACGGATCCTTCCGATGCGTTATCCGCACAGCGTCCGGCAGGCCAGCACACCGGCCCACAGGATGTCACCACATGGACACCGCAGAGACCTTCGCCAAGATGCTCCAGCGGCAGGAGGACAGGAAGATATGAGTGACACGCCTGAGACAGATGCGGTCAAAGAATTGATCCGAACCCGCGATGAGTATTCCCTTACCGACAACGAGGTATGGTTCAATCATTCCGAAAGGATGGAGAGAGAGCGTGACAGGTGGCACCGCGTTGCAACAAGGCTTGTGGAGTTCGCGAGGCTGTATATCGCAACCCACCCCGGCAACTTTGAAGCTCAACAGGCTGTATTGTCATTCAAGATGACCTCAGCCTTCCCGCTGCGCCCCGCCATGACGCAAGCCGAGCCAACGCCACAATCGCAGGCAACGCCCGCCAGCGCGAGCGAACCACCCACCTTATGACAGAACAGCAGGCACACACCGAAAAAGAAACAGCCAAGGCAGAACTTGCCGACGCTCTGAACAACTACTTCACCGCAGCAGGATTAGCCGGGATGGACGAGCAGGAACAGTCCGCAGAGGTGGAATCCGCAATCCAGGAGCAGGGCAAGGAGTGGGAGGTTACGGCATGAAAATACTCACCAGAGACGACACCGACCACAACACGGAATATGTTACGCTTGCGGACTATCGTGAACTTGAAGCATCAGCCGCCGAACTCCGCGCCAAAGTGGACGAGCTGGAGGCCGAGAATGTACAATTGCAAATACAGGCAACTAATGCAAAATACAACGCGCAACATGCAGAGGCCCAATATTTGACGCTCGCCGCGCAGGCGGCTGAGTTGCGGGAGGCGTTGGAACCAATAGTCTTGGCTGAACGACCCAAGCTCAAGCACGCCGGGCCGATGGGCGTGCGAGAAAGTTAGCATATCAAAATCCACAAACTCCTAATAACCAATGACGATCATTCTCGCATTCTGCAACAAAGACGCCGAACTGGCACTCATGTCAGCCAAGGTCATCACCAAGCACGGACTAAACATGCGCCACGAGGCCGCGATCATCTGCCCCCAAGGAACCGCCCACGCCGATGCCATCCAAGCCGAACTGTTAAAGTCGTTCCCCACTGTCAACCGGATCGTCTCTCAGGCTGATCCGCTTTTTGAAACCGAAGGAAAACCAGATGGATGGCCACTGGGGTCCAACCAGATGTTCTCGGATGCGATGGTGTGGGCGTCGTCAAGGGGAAAGTCTTGGATGTTCTACGAGGGCGACTGTGTTGCCATGCGAACCGGGTGGGTGGACGAACTTCAGGATGGATTCGACCGGAGCGGGGTCAAAATTCTTGGCGATGTTGTCAAGTCAAGCGGACCAGAACCCAAGACGTTCATCAGCGGAACCGCCATCTACGCTCACGACATCCCTGCATACTGCCCGTTGGCGAGGAACCTTGACGGATACAACCGGACCTACCGCTTGCAGAAGATTCAGCCAATGGCGTGGGATTGCTACTGCCGGCACGAATTCCTGAAGGTGGGAAAGCAGACGGAACTGATCCGGTCCTACTGGAAAAGCGAGAACTACAGGAAGGACGAATTTGGCACGACTGTCTTCGACTACATCCCCACGGAGGGATCCCCGGCGCAAGGTCAGCCCGCGTCACCTTTGGCGGCAGTCATCCACGGATGCAAGGACGGAAGCCTTCACCAGATGTTCCTTGATGGTGTTCCTGCGCCTATTGCGCCCGTGGGGCCCGTTATCGAGGCAAAGCCGGTCAGGGCACTGGCAAGCAGGGTCGAGGCGACTACCGAAATGGCAGAACCAGCAAAGAGGCATCGTGGGAGGAGTGCCATGAAGAAGGGGCGGAAGCTCAATCTTTCCATTGAGGAGAGGAAGGCGCGGAGTGAGCGGGCGAAGATTAACCTTAAGGGGAGGGTGAAGAAGTTACCCGCATCGACATGATCCGCTCCCTCTCTCCATACAGCAGGTGCTTGTTAAGTGGGAAACAAATCCGGCAACGGTGCGGATGAGCGGATACTTATTTGAGAGGCTAACAGACCAGTGAGCGACAAATCTCTCCCTACAGAGGCTTCTTCCAACACCAATCCGGAAAGCTGAGTCCTTCCCCGCCCTGCACGTCAACAGGCAAGTGAACAGCAATCGCGGAATAGCACCCACATATACCACAAGCCTTCAACTGGTCATCCCGAGAAGTCTTCCTTGCCCCGGCGATAAGGGGAAGAAGTCCTGCAATCCCCTTGCACCCCCAGCACCCTGAGTCCGAAATCTGCATCGGGCAGGCTGCGCAAATCTCGGCCCGTCGTTCCGCCTCCTCCTGCGGGACGCACTGGAACCCGTGATTTGTAGCGAAAGACCACATGGCATGAACCCACCGCACAATCTCCATGAAGCCGATGGCCTGCTTCACCTGTGAGCACGGCTTGCAGAACTTGTATCCCGCGAGCCGCCTGCACATGGAGTCTTGCACTAGGAGGGAAAGGTTTGGTGGAGGGACGATTTTGACGGATTCAAGGTGGGAGGCGCATTGCTCAAGGAGTTCGCCAAAGTCGCTTCCGGTGATGATGACTGGATCAAGCGGGCACAGGCATTGGAATCCTCCAGGGGGGATCTTTTCCTTGCGGGACAGGCAGAACATCGGTTTGTCCATTACTCCGCAATCTCCAGTTGAACGTCGAACACCTTCTTCTCCTCCGGGATCTTCACCGAGCGGATCACCTGCCCGATGTTCACTGTCAGGCTGTTCGGGACATTGTTCACCTCGCCAAATACGTGGGAACTCGCCTCTGCCAGCATCTTGATGTTGCGGATGTTCTTGAACGCCTCCTCCGGGGTGAGTTCGTTGGCAAATTCCGCCGCCTTGGCCAGCGTCTTGGAATTTAGGAACTTGATCGCCTTGGACTGGACCTCCATGAGTTCGACCGCAAGTTCCAGCGTCTCAGGAACTCCGTCCGTATTGAAGTTTGCCACGCTCTCCTCCCCAGCGAGTAGCCTGGCCCTGCATGGAATCCACTTCTGCGCCGTCACCCAGAACGAGACGAGTCCGCGATCAATCTTCAATTCCTCGGCAATGTCCATCGGGCGGATTCCCCGGCAATACATCGTAAAGGCAGCGAGGTTGATCTTTCTCATCTCGGCATTGAGCTTCAATGGGTCTTTGGAGGTGGACTTTACGAGCGATGGATCCTTGGGAACTTTTGTCAGTTGACCAGACATTGGTAGGGGATGGTAGTGTGAATCCTGGAAAATGGCAAGGCGCAAACTTTTTTGAACATCCTATCAGAAACCGTGTCATACTCCTGTAATGGTCACAGATCCCACCGAAATAAAATCAAGCCCACTTGTGGTAGCATACGGAGGAGGAGTGAACAGCACGGCGATGCTGATCCAGATGCAGCGAGAGGGGATTCCTGTTGATTTGATCTTGTTCGCGGATACTGGCGGAGAACGCCCAGAGACATACGAGAGCGTGATGGCGTTTGATGTATGGCTGCAAACGCACGGAATGCCTGGGATTATTACAGTGAAGCATTCCAGTAAAAAGTGGGGAGACAGGACACTTGAAGAAGAATGTTTGCGAACGAAGTCACTTCCATCAATTGCTTACGGCTACAAGAAATGTAGTTTGAAATGGAAGAAAGCCCCGCAAGACAAGTATGTTAATTCATGGCAGCCTGCGCGTGATTGCTGGAAGGATGGCGGCAAAGTTATCAAGGCAATCGGTTACGATATTGGAGAAATGCGTAGGGCCGGAATCCCAGAGGATGAGAAATACACATACACTTATCCTTTAATTGACTGGAGATGGCACAGGGACGAGTGCGAGGAAGTGTGCGAGGAAGAGGGGATAAGCGTTCCAAAAAGTTCTTGCACGTTCTGTCCATCCATGAAGAAGCATGAGATTTTGTCACTACCTCAAAATCTTCGCGACAGGGCCGTGGCTATGGAGAACAATATGGACATGACTCCTCGCCGGATTATTGTGGACGAAGAAAGTGGCGAGGCGATTGTTTTGAAATACCCGTCAGTGCTTGGGTTGGGGCGTTCGTGGGCATGGCGTGATTTATTTGCTGCCGACAAGGCACAGGGGAAACTTTGCCTGTTTGGAGACGAACGAATCGAACAGGACTGTGGGTGCTATGATGGATAAATGCTTGATATTTACCAGTTCGTGGTAAAAAGTGCCAGATATTCATGGCGCAAGCAGAATCAGGAATCGAGAAATACGGCAGGTTGTGGATTCCCAACAAAGGAACCGAGATCACCCCGTTGCAAATCGAGATGGAAGCATTCCGCCTCGGGCTTACCGTAGAGCAGGGCGGTCTAGGCAAGGCATCCCACTACAAGAACATCGTTACGGCAATCTGGCCTTCCTACGACTGGCACGAATGGGCGCAACTGCGGGCGCAAGCGTTCTGCCGGTATAACATCGAGAACGTGGACGGGCAGGAATTCCTTCGCAACGCCGTGGGACTGGCCGGGGGGACCGACTCAGGTAAGTCCGATGACTTGGCAACGTGGGGACTGGTGAACTACTTCGTTGATCCCATCAACACGATGGTCATTATGATGTCCACTTCCAAGGTGGACGCCAAACAGAGGATCTGGGCGCACATCGTAAGGAAGTATCGTGAGGCATGTAGAAGGGGTGTTCAAATCGGCAGGCTGATCGAATCCATTGACATTATCAAAATGGACGAGGAACAGGGGGCAAGGATCAACCCGGAGGTCGGTGTCTCCGACGCTTCCTCAATCATGCTGGTAGCAGCCGGTGACGAATTCAAGGACGATGCCCAGAAGAGGCTACAAGGGCGCAAGAACAAGCGAATCTTCCTTTTGTGTGACGAGTTGCAGGATTGCTCCAAGACGGTCTTTGATGAGGCACTGTGGGGCTTTAAGGGGGCAATAGAGCTGTTTGTGGCGGGAGCCGGGAACCCTGCTTCCATCTTTGACCCAATGGGGACGTTCTGCGCTCCGGTCAAGGGATGGATGTCAGTGGATGAGAATTCGATGAACTGGCGGATCAAGGTAGCCGGAATCGAGGGTGTCTGCCTCCGGTTCGACTCGGAACGCTCCCCGAACAACGCTGCTTGGGAAAAGACAGGTTCGATCAAATATACCTACCTCCCAAAGCCGAACGAGGTGAAGCTTGCCAAGGAATCCCTCGGGGCACTCAATCCCCAATACTGGCGGAAGTTCCGTGGGATGTGGCCCCCTGCGGACGTTGACGACAAGCACATCTTTACCGAGATCCTGATCAAGAGGCACAACGGGATGGACCCGCTCTACTGGCAGACGGAGGGAGAATTCACGAACATCCTCGGGGTGGACCCAGCTTACTCGGAGGGTGGTGACAGGTTTGTTGCTTCCCATCTCCGGTGGGGGAGGATGACGAATGGGCTTTTCGGACTCGGACTCGTGAAGCAATACATCCTCAATAGGAAGTTTGGTTCAGAGGAAGATTTCCAGTATGACATGATCGACCAGGTTAATGGGTTGGCCAGAGAGTTGAATGTCGTGAACGAGCACATTGGTGTGGACGCATCTGCGGGAGGAATCTTTTGGAGTATCGGTGAACGGGGGCAGCTCAAGGGGTGGAATGCGATCACGTTTGCCGGGGCTGCGACCGACCTGCCCGTGTCTGCCCAGTATTTCATGGTGGATGAAGCCAGCCAGAAGCCACTCACGGGCAAAGACCTCTTCCACAATATGTCTTCGGAGCTTTGCTTCGTAGGCCGTTACTTCCTCGAATCTGACCAACTCCGTGGGATTACCCCGGAACTCGCCCAAGAGATGACTTCCCGCCAGTTTGAACGGCGTCAACGGAAGGTGGCCGTGGAGACGAAGCGCGAGGTCAAGAAGCGGATCGGGAAATCTCCTGACTTATTCGATTCGTGGGCGATTGGGCTGCACGTCGTCCGCAAGGTATTTGGGGCAATCGCCGGGGGAGAGGCCATTGACCAGCGGCGGGACAAGGAGGCTTCGGAGTTCGGTGCGCTCAAGGACAGGATGGCGCTGACGAGTAACTGGTGATTCAGAAGTTGAACTCTTGAGTGGTTTTGGGAGAGTTCGTTGGCCGTGGCTTGCGTGTTTTTCGGTTGATGAGAAAAAGCGCGTAATTTGCCTCGCTGATTTCAGTTCCAATCAGTCGTTGGATCCATACCGGTCTTGGGTGTTCGTAAATTCCAAGGCACTCAAGTTGACGGTGATTCCATCCACCGGACTCTGATGTTGCGCCTCTTCTGATCATTTCGTCTGTGATTTTCATCAAAATATTTGGGTTGAAACCGCGTCCTTTAGGACGCCTTTGGATTGTTTGTATTTAGTGTTTGACATGTTCTTGCCGTTCTGAGACAGTCCTCCTGTCGCAAGGCCTACCGCCGGACAGGCGGGAAGTAACGGACGTGAAGAGAGTGTAAGACCAAGGGTGAAATATCCCACGGCCGTTCTCGTTGAAACGTCAACCAACCGGGTTCTGTGAATGTCTAGTATGTTCATATCTTGGAATCCCCCGGCTTTAGTCGGGGGAGGATGTCAATCTGATAGAAAGAATCCTATGCGGTAGGATGTCTGAGAAAATAGGCAGTAGCCCCCCCTTAGAGCGAATCCCGTAAGATTCACACAAGGAGGGACATGCCAAAGAATCGAATGCGTATAGGAGTGGTCTTTCATTTTTTTGTATAGCTCACTGAACCAGAAGTGACCTGTAATCCCGGTCTAGGAATGGTGCGTGATGGTTCAATGATTCGCCCGCGAAAACAGGAACCTTTTGGATTCCGTCCAACCGCCAGGATCAAAGATGGCCTCACGTGGCCTTTGAAGTCCTGTCGCGTAGCCTTTCGGCTCCCTCTTTGTTTCCTTTCTAAAGGGAAACGAGTTGTTCGCGGTTGCGTCTCAGTGCGTATGCAGGCAGCAGTCAAAGCAGAAGACTTTCTTGTGGCGGCTACTTGCTTGTGATTCGCCGTGGCAAGGGTTTCTGGTTAGGCCAGAGAGCCGTCCGGTCGTTTCTATAGCCTTCTTTCCATCCTTCTTAGGGCAAAAAAGAAAACCGAAAACAGGGTAGAAAATTGGCTGGACGCAAAACCTGTCTCGGTTCTCTTGTGTTTGATCCGCATTGTAATTGGTCCTGCCGGGTTTTCTACTCCCGTTGATCGAACGAGACGAACATGGCGCAAGATTCCAATCCCGTCAACAAAAAAGTTTGACATTCCATACTTCCTAGTAAAAAGTGACTGGCATTCATGGCCACCGGCGACTCAGCACTGGAATCCCTTGACGAGAAAGGCATTGCCCCCAAGCGAAGGATCTCGTCATCTTCAAAGCTCATTGAGATAGCCGAGAAGTATGCCGAGCACGACAGCATTGCATCGAGAACAAGGGCCAGGCAGCAAGCATTGGTGGACGGGGAACCACCTTGGCTGGAAAAGGAACTGAGAGAGAAGGGACTGAGCCACATCATCAACACGAACTTCGGGGAAGCGAACGCGATGATGAAGTCATCCTTGGCCCCGTATATCGAGCTGGTGAATTCGGTGCCCCGCCTCCCGAATGTCATCCTTGACCTGCAAGACTTGGAGGATTCCGACGATCAGGAAATTGTTTCAGAGGAATTTGACTGGCTCTTGAAGGAATGGAGCGACTTCCACTATAACATGCAACTCCTTGCAAGGGAGTTCGTTGGCGACGGAGTAGGGGTGGCAATCTGGCCGGATGAAAGGGGTATTTACTGGGAACCGGTAGGACTCAACGATTTCAAAGTCCACCGGGACACGAAGGTTTCGGACATTTCCATTGAACTGGCCACCGTGAACCGGAATATGTCGGTCACTGACCTCGCCAAATACATCCGCAACCCGGAGGTGGCAAAGCAACTTGGCTGGAACGTGAATGCGGTCAAGGAAGCGATCTGGAAAGCCTCCACCCAGACCCACAAGTGGCAGAACTTCTCTTCACACTGGGAAGACTTTGAGCGGGAAATCAAGGAAAACGACCTCTACGCCGGGGAAGCCGCCTACAACCGTGTCCGGCTGGTAATCGGCTACAACAAGGAATTCGACCTTGGGGACGGGACGAAATACACCCAGACCATCGCCTCCAAAGATGCATCCGACTTCCTGTATGAGCGTCCAAGGAAGTATTCCCACGTCAACCAGTGTTTCATCTTGTTCACCTATGGGGTAGGAGAAGGAACATTGCACACGATTCGAGGGTTGAAGCACGAGATGTTCGCCTCCATCCAGATTTCCAACCGGATCATCAGCGGGGCCGCGCAGTCTGCCCTCACATCCGGACTCGTCCAGCTTCAAGGAACCGCCAAGGACATTCAAAACTTCAAACACATCGAAGTAGGTCCGTATTCCTTCATCCCTTCCGGACTCACCCCGCTCAACCTGACCCCGAACACCAGCAATCAGGGACTCCCGGTTTACAACCAGCTTTCAAGAATCCTCCAGAACAACACCGGCAGTTTCCGCTCACGGTCCACCACCCCCGACAACCAAGTAAGGTCGGCCACGGAGGTCCAGCAGCAGGCCAGAACGGAAAACACCCTCAGTTCCGCCGCCCTCACCCTTTTCTACACCCCTCTCGACAAACTCCTCACGGAACAATTTCGCCGGATCATCTCCCCAAACCTAACACAAAGGGACAACGGTGGAGAACTGGCAATGGAATTCCGTCGCCGGTGCATGAAGCGGGGAGTGTCGATGGAGAAGATCAGGACATTCCGCAAGGTCATTGCATCCCGTTCCATCGGCAATGGCGATCCAGTCATGGGAGAGATGGCCACTCAACAACTGATCAACCTATCCAGCGGGTTCGATGAAAAGGGCAAGCAGGAGGCATTGAGAGCCGCTGTAGCCGGTATCAAGGGAGTTGGATACAGCAAGGTGGATATGTTCGTCCCCAAGACTGGCTCCCGCAAGCTGGTTGACTTTGACATCGCCAACCTTGAGAACAACGGCCTCCGCCAAGGGATCATGCCGGTAATCACCGGGGAGCAGAACCACATTTCCCACGTATCGGCGCACGTTCCTCTGATGCAGGAGATGATCCAGATGCACCAGCAACAGCAGATTTCCGACGAGGACGCCATGAAGATGCTCGGCCCAACACTTGAGCACGCGACCGCCCATGTGGATGCCCTATCCACGAATGCCCTGCGTGTGCGCGAAGTGAACTCGATGCGCAAGATGCTCCAGGAATCCGGTGCCTACATCAACGAACTCCAGCAACAGGTCATCAACCGGGCGATGTCACAGCAGGAGGAGGCACAGGGGCAGGTTGACGCGCAAGGTGGACAGCCCGACCAGAAGCTCCAAGGGGAACTTGCAAAACTTCAAATTGCCCTTCAACTCGAACAGCAGAAGGGCGTCAACATGCAGACAAAGCATGAGCAGGATATGGATGCGATCCGTCAGAAGATGGCACTCGCAGACCTGACCGCAAAAACGAAGATCGCCACATCAACTCAAAGGGTAGGGCGTCCTCCGTTGCAACCGTAATTTATGATCCGCATCGAGAAAAGTAAAACAGCCGATACCCGCTCCTGCGACTTCACGAAAGTCACAAAGGAGCAGTTGTTGGAGAGTAGCAAGCAACACATTGGAGACGTAAAGGAAGCGATGGATTTCTTTGCCGGAAGACTTTACGCTGCTGCAAACGCCCACGATCCAGACAAAATCTCCGAAGATGGTCTCGCGTGGTTCCATAAGGATTTCACTACGGGATTCAAGGAAACCGGATGGTGGGACAACCACCGCAAGATCAACCGCCACCACCTTGGACAAGACGATGGTGTTCCAGAGGATGTCAACCTGATTGACGTATTGGAATATGTCGCTGACTGCGTTATGGCTGGCATGGGACGCACAGGAACCGTGTTTCCATTGGAGATCAAGCCTGAAGTCCTCAAGCGAGCGTTTGAAAATACGTCCAAGCTGCTTCAATCTGAGGTTGTCGTGGATATGGGTGATGAAGCACCAACCGCATGAATACGGAAACTGGAGCGTTACTTGATATGGAAGAAGTGCAAAAACTTCATCCTGACATTCGTAAGCACTACATCCAAGTGAAACGCGATCTGACAGCAAAGGAGGTCGCTGACACACAAATTCGACTCTATGCTCCGTGCGGATGCGGGAGTGGTAAGAAATTCAAATTCTGCTGCAAGAAATAACATGGCGTGGACATCACTAGACGCGAAAGCGTGGAAAGAAGCGTGGGACGGAAACCCCGTTCTCCGCAAAGGACTGGCATTGATCGCCAATGAAGTCAGACCAAAGAAGGGAGAAGTCCCACTTGTGCAAGGCGTTGACTTTGCTCCAATCTTCATCAAATCGGCAGGGAACTACGAGGGGGCACAGTCCGTCCTCGACCTGATCAACGACCTCGGGATGATCGAATCCACCCCAGAGCAGGATCTTTCCGAACCATTCTCATACGTGAAGACTCAGGAAGAAAAAGAAGCCAAACACTCTATCCCTCACACACA